TAGAAAAATACTTCTTGACAAATGCCTCAAATGAGAGTATAATATGTTATTCTACGATTGGAAAAAGATCTTTGAAGCGGCAGATGGAAGTCCACTGGCGATGTTCATTATCTTTAAAATGCTTGTAACGAAGGCGATACCGAAGAACAAATATGATGACATCTATAAATTTGCTGACAAGCATTTTACTGGCGAATCCTTTCTTCTTCATCCAGATGTATTGCTTCATAACGCATACAAGTATGAGTACCGCGAGATTGCCCAGTATCTCGCAGTAGCTTCCATGCGTCCGTACGCGGACTATTTAATCACTGGGGACACTACACTTGATCTACTCCAATGCGAGATAGAACAAGAATTTTTTGAAGACAACAGCCTACTACGTGTAGATAATGACAAAGTTCATTTTCTATACGAAGAAGTCACACAGGAGAACATACACTAATGGCACTATCATTCAACAAAGCCGCTGGCGGCGCTAAAAAATCATCAATCACTTCTTACGCATACCGAGATGGAGACAACGAAGTTCGTCTCGTAGGTGACGTACTCGCACGATACGTTTACTGGCTCGAAGGTAAGAACGGCAAGAACATTCCTTTTGAGTGCTTGTCTTTCGACCGTAACGAAGAGCGATTCAACAATCTTGAGAAGGACTGGATTCGCGAGTACTACCCCGACCTAAAGTGTGGGTGGAGCTACGCAATGCAGTGTATTGACAACGGTGAAGTAAAAATCATCAATCTCAAGAAGAAGCTGTTCGAAGCCATTCTTACAGCAGCAGAAGATCTGGGCGATCCTACAGACCCAGAGACAGGTTGGGACGTTAAGTTCAAGCGTGTCAAGACTGGACCTCTTCCTTACAACGTAGAGTACCAGTTACAAGTACTGAAGTGTAAGCAACGTGCTCTTAGCGAAAGCGAGATGTCAGCGATTGCAGATCTAAAGTCTATGGATGACGTTATGCCTCGTCCTACACCAGACGCCCAGAAGACTCTTCTCGATGAGATTCGTGAAGATGCAGCGGGCGATATTGATGAATCCTTGGAAGATGAGTTTAACATCGGATCATCTTATTTACGGCAGACTGGCACATCAAGCTAGGACAGAAGAATGTACCTCGTGAGTGGGCTACTGATCGCTACAGAAAGTTTTTCGAACAAGTCCACGGACTAGAAAAGCAGTGCAATATGCACATTATTGGTGGTGATTTATTTGACCGTCTGCCGAACATGGAAGAGTTGGAGCTTTACTTTGAGTTTATCTCGAAGGTAAGTATCCCAACTCTTATCTATGATGGCAATCACGAAGCTACAAAGAAAAACAAGACTTTCTTTACTCAATTGAAGAAAGTTTCCAGAGATATTAACCCGCTTGTAAAAGTAGTTGATATGTCATACTATGATAACGATTTTGGATTTGGAGTATTACCATACGCAGATCTTCATCGTAAAAATGCTATTGAACTGTTTGATCCAAAGAAGCCTTTGTTCACTCATGTTCGAGGAGAGATACCACCACACGTCAAGCCCGAAGTGGACTTAGATAGGTTTGAGGACTTTCCAGTAGTGTTTGCAGGCGACTTACACGCTCATAGTAACACGCAACGCAATATTGTATATCCAGGTAGTCCTATGACAACCTCGTTTCACCGGAATGAGGTCAGCACCGGCTACTTATTAATAAATCCACAGAACTGGGAGTGGATGTGGGAACCGTTTGAACTGCCCCAACTTATACGGAAAACCGTGTCAAGTACAGACGAAATGGTACCTACAGACTATCACCACACAATCTATGAGATAGAAGGTGATATACAAGAGCTTGCGAATGTCAAGAACACCGAACTTCTTGACAAGAAAGTTGTAAAACGAAGTAGTGAGGCTACTCTTGTCATGGACAAAGAGATGAGCATTCAAGAAGAGTTAGTAGAGTATCTATCTTATATTCTGGAGATACCAGAGCAGAGGATACCACAGATAGTAGGTATATTTAATGATTACGCTACAAAAGTTGAAATGGAGTAATTGTTTTAGTTATGGGCCAGATAATGAGCTGGATCTTAGTGATAATACTGTAACACAAGTTCTTGGCACTAATGGTATGGGAAAGTCTTCTATACCCTTAATCATAGAAGAGGCTTTATATAACAAAAACTCGAAAGGAATTAAAAAAGCAGATATACCAAAC